CTAAGGCGCCCATTCCTGAATAGGCTGTGCGCACACGATCAAGGTAATCCTTCGGATAACCTGTATCGATCTTCCACACCTGGCCGATAACATCTGAGAAGCTTTCTGATCCAGCCCATTCAACCATATCAGAGCTAGCATCAACGACTAAGAAATCGCCAGGAAGAAGCACATCATTTGGATCATGCAGACAGCTTAGCTGTGGAAACTTGATAAAGGTCTTGTCTGCAACAATCGGCAGCTCAATGTAATAGTCACAAAGAACCGCTACTTGGTGCTGTCTGTTGTAGTTATGGTGAGTATACTCGGATGGATTAAATCCATCGCCACCTGCCCAACGGAAATAATTGTAAGGGGCTATACCGATTGGCTTACTGACAAACAGAACCTGTGTCAGATTTGAATCAGAGTCGTCTTCATCTTCTGTAATCAGATCACAAACGCGCTTTGTTCCACCATCGGTAACAACAGTGAAGAAGTTCTCCACTATTTGCTGGCCTAGTGCTACGGCATTCCCTGTTGCAGTCTTTACTGCAACTGCACTAGCTATAGGACTAACATCGGCTGCGTCATAAACAGCCGCACCGACTGTCACACCTGGGAGATTACTAGTATTAACAACAGCAGCTCTAGCAGCTGTTCTATTAGCACCTAGGTTTCCATTTGTAGCATCCCAAGTAGTCTTATATTGAGCAGCCTGTAAAGCTAAACCAGCGGGAACCACATCCCCATTGCTATCTAAGGCAACGACCTTTCCAGCGGAGACTACATAATAGTCCTCAGAGAACTTGTCGAACCTAACCAGCTTTAGATATCCAGCCGGCTTAAGCTCCTCCGCAGGACGAATACCTTCGGAGATCTCCACATTAGGAGTCAGGTTACCCACATGGTCCCACCCTTTGTGGTTTGCGGTGTAAGGGTTGTACATTACTTGTTATCCTCCTCGTTATTATCTTCGAACTCGAGGTTATTGCCATATTGATTTCTCATGGCATCAAGCCATTTGCGGGCAGCCTCCGCTCCGGAACGAGCATGGATTCTATTATAAGCAACCATTACCTCGTTCTTAGAAGGTATTTGCCCCTGAGATTTGGCGTCCCCACCGTCTATTTGAACGGTCGGATCTTTCACAGTCCCTTTGGGTTCACTTGCCATACCGTCGTTAAGTCTTTCTGCTGCCTTGGCAACGTCAAAGGCATCTTCCAGTTTACTGACGGAATCTCTCATCTCTACGATACCGTTGGTCATAAACTCATCTCTAGCGGCGTCTACATCCTCAATAGACTCTCCACCTAGGATACGGAGTTCAATCGCACGATCGGTGAGACGATTAGTCAACTCAGTTGTGAGTTTGACATTTTCTTCGCTCAGGATGCGGTAATCATCCTCAAGCACCACCAGTTGATCTTTCTGGACTTCGATCTGTGCTTCATTGGCCTCTACCTTTGCTCCTGTTTCCACACAGGTAGGACATTCAAGCTCAACTTCCTTCTCAATTAACTCATCACGCAGTTTGTTGAACTCAGCCAATAGCTCTTCGGAATCCTTGCCCTTACAAGAAGGTAAGTCTCCCCAATGCTTACAAACACAATTCTTAATACCAGAAGGATTTGGAGCATGCCTTGCCAAAGACAGTGCGGCTTGAGCACGCTTCTTTGAATTAACTGGGTAACTCCCCTTTGGGGCTCCACCCGCAGGACCACAGAAAGGACCTGTCTTGTATTTGCCAACGTTAGATCCGCCGGGCTTGTCCTGTGGACGTTTCTTGGCGGCATCTTCTTCATCAAGCAGGTCTTCAGTGTCTTCTGTTACTTCTAACAGAACATCATCGCCTGGTAACAATTCAACATAAAGATCAATCAGCTCATTGATTCTTTCAAGGTCCATAGAATCATTCACTTCTCCATCCTTAGCTCCCTTGTCACCCTCAGGTTTACCATCTTTATCGGAACATTGCATGGAATTCTGTCTCCGATCAAGTGCTTCGATGATAGCATCTTTTATCCCAGGAGCATCATAGCCCTCTAGCACAGTCCGTGCAGCATCGATGTGCTCACGATCATGCATCGGGAATGCCTTCCCCTTGGGATATGCAAAATCAGAAGTCTTGAGTAGACCAAGAGTTGCCTCGTTGAGATGTTTTTCCTCTTCAAGGTGTTCCTTCATCTTCTCATAGGACTTCTCTAAATCGAGGATGTCTTTGAGGTCGAGCAGTTCCTGGTTGCCATCTTTGTTTTCCCCGTCACCTTCTCCATCCTGCCCATCGGCATCGGTGTTCTGTCCATCGTCAGCATTGGCGGCATCGGCTGCTGCTGCAGCGGCTTCCGCTTCCTCATCTGCCTTAACCTGGAGTTCAACTTCGTTGTCTTCCAGTTCGATTTCCATCTCACCGGCCTTGTCCCTCAGCTTTGTACTTACTTCAGCCTTGCTATCAAGTTGAGCAGGCTCTTCGCTGTCACAACAATCGATAGTCAACAGGGAATGAGCCAGCTTAAGAGTTTCTTTGTCTTTTACTAGCTCTTCAGGCAGGTCCTTGGAGGTGTCTTCGAGAAAAGCCGTAAGCATTCCAGTAACTTCTTGCTCTTTGGTCTTTTCACTCATTGAATCAATAACCTCCTCTAAGGGTCCTTCAGCATCTTTAAGACTAATTTCTGCTTCACTTGCCATGTCAAAAATACACGCAGGACCTTTACAGAAAAGTCTTACGTCTACATCACGAGGCTCGAAGTCAGAATTAGTCGCCATATGTAGAGGGATACCCTCCACTATCTCGACATTTTTCGCCTCCCTGTCGGCAGGCTTATTGACGTATGAAACCTCACTGTAGAGATGTTTCCCAGGCACGAGCACACACTCGTCTCCATCATAGGAGTTCCCGGGCTCATGTTCACACCATCCATCTGCAACCCAGTTTTGCATACAAACACCACAGTAAGCGGCATCTGAACTGTGTGCGGTAGATACGGTCAAATAACGCTGGTCTAACACTTTTTGAATAGCATCAGGATCAGTTATTTCGGCTACAAGCTCGACATAACCAAGACCCATATAGTCTTCACGATTTTGCCAGTTTTTCAAGAAGTACTGAACAGCCTTTTTTGTATCCTTATCTTTAAGCCCACCAACGGTAAGCTTATTCATCCACAAGTCGTTAGCTGGGTACAGATGAGTTAGGTCCACATATCGTGCGCTCTTTATACGGCCTATTGGGTCATTGAAGTCGTCGTGGTGTGTCAACACAGGCTTTGCATAGGGAACCAGAAAAGAAGGCGTACCATCGCGCATCCTCTCTGGCAAGTAAAACCCTTTATTGCCAGTTCTTAGACCTGAATGTGTTGCTGCTATTTTTACAAGAAGAGAATGTCCTGTAAGATTATCAGCATCAGCGAACCGGTCAACGTGCTTTGTAGCCACAACAGCTCCCCTTACAACATCCGTGAAGAGAGCATAGCGGTCCTTGCTCATCAAGTTATCCTCGCAATTGTTAATAGTCTTCCTATAATAAAGAAAGACTTGTAAATAATGTTATGTGATTGGGCTTTTTACTTTACCAGTGTGCCGGGAGAGGGATCGAGAGCGTGCATTTTGCACACTTCTTGAGCCAAAGCATTAACCTTGCTAGCAGAGAACTTAGGGTTTTTATTACGTATTTCGGCCTTGGCAGCAGCTAAACACCGTTTATTCATCTTTTCTCCAGTACTTACATCTTTTTTCCTCTGTCTTGTACCAGGTTCAAATTTTGCACGGCAAATAGCAATCGCACTACTCTTTATACGTCCCTCAGACCATGTAGGATGACGCTTTATAAGGTCTCTCTTAACGCTAATTACACAACGTTCTTCTTTAGCCGTTAAGTCAGCTATTGCATCTTCCACTTTTTCTGGAGGACCTGTTTCTGGTCCCTCTTCTAACGCATGTACATGTCCATCATCACCATCTATAGGAGGCCCAGTTTCCTTTCCATCATTATACTCATGAGTATGATTAGGCAAGTCATCTGCTGGCTCCGTCCTACTATCATCAAGGGTTGGCATTTGATGTACATGCATGGTCTGGTCATATGTTTTCTTCTTTTTCTTCTTCTTTGCATCTGAAAACATATCAATCAAGTACTCCGGCTCTGGATAAAGGGACAACTGACACTCGCAGTTGTCATGCCATGGAGGTAGATCTGTTATGGACAGATATTCAAGACTGATGCGTTTATTATGGAACTTGTCGCACTCTACACATTCCACATCTTCCTCTTTTGGAGTACGGAAGATATACGCATACTCATAACCATCTAACAGCAGTCCAATAGCCTGACCATAAGTTTGTGCTTGACGTTTTACTGTTCTGTCAAGAAAGTTAGCTCTGAATGCAAAACTGTCCAGAGCTGAGTTTATGTATTTCTTATCATACCCTTGCAAGGCAAGGCTTTCAATGGTATCAAGAACCCTATCGGTAAGCCAACTGATTCTCTGGGAGGCATACGATTGTAGTTCTTTAATACGCACCCGGGCAACAGGATGAGTGGCATGCTTTGAAGCCTGCACATCACGTAGACCACGATAGAAGTATCCTCTAGTAAATTCGAGGTACTTCTGTGTTATGATCTCATCCACAAAACGGCCCATCTGTTTACGCCAACCATGATCGTGTAATTGTATTGTTTCAACAAGATCACGGAACAGTAATAGGAATACAGCTTCCTTAAAGGCATCAAATAACTGCATAAACCTGGACTCTTGACTTGACTTTCTCTTAGTGGGTCCAGGATTTGTACCGTGTTGATTAGTTGGCTGTGTTTTTGCAGCAGCCGCCTTACCGCCACGGGACTTGCCCTCGGTAGGTGCCTTTGTCTTCGTAGCTACCTTCTTTGAAGTAACAGCGGGATTGCTAGGTGAACTTGGGTTTGATTTTCCTGACATAGCAGCCTTTGATTCAGCGGTATAGGGCTCATCAATTGATTGAATGATTAAACGTGGTTTCTCAATCCTATCCCAATACATTTCACTCTCTTCATCCGCTGTAATAGGCTCTTCTCCGACCTCCTTTCGTGCCTTAGTGAGACCAATAACATGGCCTTGATATAAGTTCACCGCATTAGCATCGCGCTTAATCTTCGCTTCCAGATCAATTTCATTGAACTGGAGATGTACTGAGTGTTCATCATCTAAAACATCTATACTAAAGGTGCTCTCTAGCAAGAGCTCACCTATAATAAAGAAGTCTACAAACAGTTCCATTATTTGCTGAAAGTCCTTGACACAGTCAATCAGAGCCTGAGAAAGAGCGTCGGCCGTATTGCGGTTTGCACTCGAGCCTTCGCCGTAATCAATGGCACTCATCGAAAGACCAGCCCATACACGCTTCTTGAAATGCTCTAGGAATGGATCGGCCTTTAGTGCTTTGCCTTGTGCTCCAATTGCTTTGATCTCATGACGCTCAGGAGTAACAATACTTCCTTCAGCGGGCATGTCTTCTACCTGTGCGCGGATAAGGTCCACTTCAGTGGCCCCATCAGCAAAAATTTGTGCAGGTGCAGTTTCGGTACCTACTGTATAATGGTATAGAGGGAAGAGGTGTTGATAAACAAGTAGTTCAACATCTTCTTCCATCCTACGCAAAACACGTACATCATCTAACACTGGTACAGAGTCAGGAGTACCAACTGCGAACCCACCTTTCTTATCATGATAAATATGAATGACATCTTCAGGATTCCATTCGGGCCATTTACCAGACTTGGGTGAAACCATCGGCCGAAGAATCTTCTGTTGATACTTAATTACATGACCTTGTTGGTCACGTTTAAAGAACATGGTTTCCGGTGGAACGCGAAAGTATCCAGCTACTGGTTTTATCGTTTTTCCTGGTATTTTTCGTACAGCTCCACCAGAAGCCTTTTTATCTCGCACTTTTACTATATAGGCATTGGAGAACTTGATCAAGTCACCAGCCACCTCTCTTAGTAGCAGTTTGAAGGGCATACTGGTAGCGCGCTCAATCTGTGAGATGCGCTTTTTCAAATACTTAATCGTATTCTGGTTTTGACCTACCCACCTGTAGCCTTCCTTCATTAGAAGCCCAGTCTTCTTCTTGAAAGCTCTTGCCAGATAGGAATCTGTATCAGCTGCTCTACTAATTTCAGCAAGATCATATTCACCTGTCTGAAAAGTATCACGACTCCAGTAGTTTCTGTATCCAAGTACCGGACTTTTGATAGTCGGAGGAGCATGTTTAATACGGACCATTCTGTCAACACTACGTTTTCTAGTGAATGATACCACGTTCCCCTTGCTATCATATATTACTATAGGAGCAGGTAATTTTACTGGGAGATTTGTTTTATCCATTCTTCTACTTTCCTCAAGTCTGTAGCATCAGTACGGTTTAAGCAATTTGGAATAGAGAGGGTAATACCTGTTTGTGTTCCTTCCTGCGCTTCTGCCACTGCTCCACTTGGTAGAGGTAGAGCTGCAGATATACCCGTGGGAGTAGCGCTTACAGGTAGTATGGTTACATTACCATCTTCCCCTATTACAACAGACGTTCCTGTCTCTGGTGCTAAATAGTTCTGTAGAAAGTTAATTACATCTGGTTCTGTGAGATCTTCTCTGTTTTCGCCACAATCAAAACCATCCTCGGCCATCTTAATCAATCCCTTTACAAAGCCGATGGTAAAAGCTAAACGTGAAAGAGTCTCTGTAAAAGATACTGCGTATGTAAAGCTGGATCCACTACCAAATAAGAAAGCTCTTAGGTCATCTCTAATAGATTCAAGCCAACTATTCATTCGATCGCGGCCGGCCATCAAGTAACTTCCCACTTGACCTAAACCAGCTCGCATATTACTAGATGCGTCTAAAAGCCAATCTGCAGTAGTAGCTACACTCTTTTCTCGTGCTTCTCTTTCTTTTATGTATGCTAATCTTTCTAATCTTGCTTCTTCCTCTGGAGATCCTGGTGGCCCACCTGTTTTTGGGGCAACAGTTTCTAAGTCTTCAACTGTAAGAGGTGTAATGGTACCAGACGGCACTCCAGTTTCTGCTTGCTCTTTTCTGCCTGCTTGTGTCTGATAGTATTCTTTTGACTGATCCCAAGAAGTTGCTTTAAGAGCAGCATAACTAAGCTGATTGTCAAGTGCAGCATTAATCCTTACAGTAGCTGCATCTATAGTTCTACCAGGAGCATCTTCTAAGGTTCCTTCTACTCTTGCCTCAAATGCTTTCTGCTCTTGCTGTCGTTGAAATAGATACTCTGTATCTGCCTCAAACTGTGGGATCTTTGACATCTGAAACAATAGACTGGATATAATACAATCTATAGGAGCCATAATCAGATCGATATATTGCTGTATAACACTCTCAAGACCAGTTAGCATAGGCCCTAACATCAAGCCAATCATACTCCATAGTGCACCATTGATATCTACTTGGAATGATTGCAGTAAAGACTTCCATAGCCATAGCAGTAGCGATAGAATAGCAACCAGATCAGGAAGACACTGAAAAGAAAAGAAGTCTAGCAGATAACATACATCTTCGTAGAAATCATAACCATTCAGTATATCCCAGATACCTTTAAGTGTATTCCACTTATCTTCTAGATCAAACTCAAAGCCATCGAGTAGAAAATCTAGTGGCGCCATCATATCGACATCAGTAGTACGATCTAAACACGGTATACATTCATCTAGGAGAGATGGGTCATTGTTATATTCATTACTTGCATTTTGATTACCATCTCTATCAATATCTACATTGAGGTTTATAGCATCTGAAGGCACTGAAGAAGAGCTTGCACTTACACTTTTACTTTTTTGCCTTATGAGAGCTGATTGGATTTCCTTATCTATTACAGAAGTATCAGGGTTTGATAGAAAACCACCTGCTTTAGTATAGCTGGCAAGGGAATTTCTTTGAGCTGTCGCTGTATTTTTTGCCAGAATAAGAGATCTTGTGAGCATAGCATAAGCTATTTCTTCTTTTGGCTGACTATCTGAAAGCATTTTGCGTTCAAAGCATTCAGCCGCCTGCGCCGCAACACCTCTCATATTCTGTTCGTATGTAGTATCTGCTGAATGGGCCATTAGACTACCTTAAATGGTTTGAGTACAATGCTCGCACTGATACGTGCTGGCAGTTTAGTTTGTGGATCAACACCTATCTTTGCCACAGTGAGTGCCTCATTAACAGCAGAAGGCTGTATCGGAGGTGGTGTAATCTGAGGGCTGGAGTACATACCAGCACCAATATAATTGTGAGTATGGAGATCAACTACTGTCATGGCCTTTCTACAGTCTTCAAGCCCTCTGAAATCTAAAGCCATATGAGGGAATAGAAGATCATACAGCTTCTTTACATTTGCTTGAATAAATGTAGTAGCATTAAATGCTTTGATTGCAGTGAGAAAGTCTACTCCAGCCATTAGCCAAGTACCCTTACGTCGTTGTTGTAGTAGTCGTTGTTGTAGTCGTTGTTGTTAGGTCTGGGGGCCCTAATATCGTATATAGTCTATCTACGTATCCAAAAATAACAACTCTACTATCTCCAAATTGCAGGATAGGCCAAGTATAGCGTCCTGAACCAACTTCAGGCCATCCCAATTTTATTGGGCCATTCCTAAGTGTTCCTTCACTATCCCACTGAAGCATATCGTTTATCTCACTATCTGGAATAGCAATTACAGGTCCCATATAAGAACCATTTGACAGTGCTATTGACCGACAAGCCCTCCATCTTGGTGTCCCTGTACCATATAATAGATTGTCTTTTGAAATTATGCTTCCAGTGGGATCCAAAAGCGTAAGGTACAACCTTTCTTGATCAACACCTTCTTCCGTTGTAAAGAGTATCTGTATTGAACCGTCAACTAGATTTGTCATAGGTTCTATATATTTACCTGAATTGTTCACAACATCAAGATCTGAATAGTCTAATGCAGATTGTACTACAGCTCCAGTAGTTGCACTACGGATCTCGAAATGCTTGCCCTGACTTGTTGCATAGGCAATTAAGAAATTACCATCTATCATTGGGGTCATCCGTGCCCAATAAGATGTACTGTCCAATGTAAAAGAGGGTACTCTTATAGTACCATCATTATTAATGATTGCTGCACTAGTATCACCATTTACATAAGTCGCTACAAAACCTCCACAAAGTAATGGACAGATTTCCCACCAATCATCATACCATTCGTCGTTATCTATCAGAGTTTGGTGTTTTACTACACTTGGATTCTCTGGATCTGATGGGTCAAAAATACAGAACCAAACATAGTAATCTGAATCATCAACAAAAACAATAGCGACATTCCCATTTGATAAAAGTGTCACTTCTGGATCATAACTTGGGGTAGGACCATTATCAGTTCCAACCCAACCGAGGACAGTCATTGATGAGTCTAATACGACAAATCTCATATGAAAACCACCCTCATTAGAAGTGAAACATATTCCGATGTTTCCATCGGGTAATGTAGCTCCTTGAAATTCACTAGAGGCGCCATGACCTGGCATTAAACCATCCCAAGAAGCTGTTTTGAGAACTTCATAGTCTTCATATGAGAATTCACCCCCTATTATCTTGTGGAGTACCTTTTGGAGTATCTGGCTTCCAACTCTACCATACAGACCATCAGATGTTAGGAGCATCTCCCCATCCTTCATCTCTTCGACTGAGATAGGCGCTGTCTTGCTAAAGTCAACGTTTCTTGGAAGTGTTCTCATAGGTTAGTTTCCTGCGTGGTTGTCATATAGGAGTAGGAGCCGTTCATGAAGAGCCTTCTTGCTATAATCCAAAGTCATTAACCGATGCCTCCCTGTGCGACTAGATCTCTTGAGAGATCTGCCTCGAGCTCTAAGATCTTTCTGTAATCATCGTACGAAATAGTATCCTTTTCTCCTTCAAACAACGCTTCAATTGCGGCTGCACAATTATATTCTGTTTCGGCTTCTACTCGATATATCAAGCCTTTACAGCGTAGTGCTATCTCGTTAAGAACTCTATCGATCTCTGCTAGATAATCATCATACTGAGCAATAAGTGCTTTTGTTCTGTCTGCTGGAGTAATCTCCTCTTGAAAGGCAACCTCTTCTGGAACCTTAGGGCTCATAGTGGTGACATCACGGTCAACAGTGATATCCACTTTCCGTTCGAGCAATTCTCTGTCTTGGCTAGACAATCGATCTGTTGTTTCTATCTTCTCTGCCATTAGGCTACCTTCCGAGTACCATGTATACTGATTTTCATTTTACCAAATAAAGCAGGAGGAGTACCTTGTGGAATGATTACTTCTACCCATAGGGGATAGTAAGCCTTATCTGCAACATCGTCATGATTGACTATATTGCCATTGGGAAGAACATCAAAGGTTTCTTCGGTTGGCTCAGAGACTTGTGCAAGCATCTTTGCGATCCATGAAGAGGGGATATTGATAAACTGTAACGTGATAGATTCATGAGTCACGTTATTTTCGTCATTTCTTACGTAAATTTGTTTAGTGATTCTAGAGTCTTCCCGCCTCAGACTGCTGGCTTCCATTACTAGTGGATGCAACATCGTGCCCATGCTGAGCTCTGCGTATCCGTCTTCTAGGTCATCATATTCATAAAGTTTAAGCATTAGAACTTACTCCTCGTAGGCCTCAGACGTTTAGAGTGAGATTTCTTCTTTGGGTTGGTTGGTGGAGGACCATCTTTGAGGAAACCAGGCCACGACCACAGATTTCTTGTATCCTTTTTCTTACCAGTTATCCTCCTTGATGTAATACCAATAGTTGTAACAAACTCTGATCTATCATCGGGTTTAAGCTTCTCTCTTGGGGCATCTTCTTTTCTTCTTCGAGAGTCAACTACAACAATATCACCTTCATGGTGTTGTCCGGGTCCTTGACCAGGTCTGCCAGCAAAAGCAATCCTATGAATAAACTCTCTCCTGACAAGATCCGAATATTCCATATGAAAGCCTAAGAAGGCCAACATCAGGGCATCTAATCTATGATCTCCAATTCTTTCTTCGCGCGGTCCAAATATAGGCTTTCCTAGTGGAGTCCTGCGTAAGATCACATAACCAGCAAGCTGTTTCTTTAGGGTATCATCTGCCTTAGGAAAGATGAAGATTTCCCTTTCAAACATACGCACAGTATTTTCGATCATATAAGACTTTACGTCTTTTTTGATCATCTTATTAGTTAGTGGATCGGGAATTTCTATCTTAGAGCTAAAGTTGATGGCCTTAAGTATTTCACCAAGCCTACAGTCTGGACTAGACATACCCTGAACTGCTCTTTCCCCTTTCGACCATAACTTCATTACTTCAACTTGAGTAGCACCATACCCTTCATCTACATAAATAAAGGTAGGTTTCCAAACTCTATTAAGCTCTTTGATCTTTTGCATTGCTGCAGTTTGAGTCCAACCTATCCGACTGATAGTATGTGCCCTACTGCCAACGAATTTTTTGGTTAGTTTATCCCAACCTACAATATAGATCTCTGTTCCTATATTGGAGGAGTTCCAATCAACACCCATGCCGAATATATATTGTTCATGATCTGGTAGGATATCATTATATTCATAGGTCTCTTGGGCTAGCTCTCTAAACTTAACCTGGAAGACACCTTCTGATTCCTCGCCAAATTCCGCAAGGATCTCATGTATATAGCCTGCTTCAGTAAGAGAGGCCCGAAGTTCCATCTCAAGCTCTTCATTCCAGTGAGGAATAACATAAGATGGAAAGTGAAACTCTTTAAAGTGTGCTGCCTCTTGACACCATCGATAGAAATGCTCACGTCTACCAGTCGGGGTAGAAGAAGCATACAATTCGCAGTCAGGCCGAGAGTTTAAGATAGCAACAACAGCATTGATATCATCTGTAGTGAGGTAATCAGCCTCATCAAGAACTATCATATCCGCGGGCTGACCACGAACAGCACCAGCACCTTGGGATGTCTTAGAACCAGATGTAAAACCCCTGATATAGGAACCATTGAACAACTCTATTTCGTGATAGGGGTTAGCAACTTCTCGTCTGACGGAGTTCGATAAATCTGTACTTTGGTAGATCAGTTCTTTGATTCTTTTAAAGATCAATTCGATTTGAGAGCGATAAGGCGTAATGACGAGAACTTTGTAGTTCTCTTGAGTAAACGCCCGGAAAAGCATTAACACACAAATAGCTTCAGTCTTACCAGACTGACGGCCGAGACGTAATGCCTTACGCCTTGAGGTACAGCGAAGCATCATCTCTTGATATCGTACATCATCTGTCGATATCCTAGGATCCCAATCGAAGTTTCTCTTAGCCCATATAACAGGATCATAAAGCGATTCAGCTAATTCTAATTCATCCCCATCATAGAGTAGTCTTATTTCCTCGGGAAGAAGGTCCTCTGCCTCACAGATACCCTGGCACTTGATCCTAAAGCCTTCATCTTTATAATGTTCTGTATGTCCTGCGATACACTTCTGGCATATAGGATGTTCTCTATGTTGTTGAATGTCTACCATAGGGTTTCCTTTTCCAGAGAGTGATCTTCTTAAAGCCTTTAGGGATTGTTTTTGTCCCTGTCTTTATTATACCAGACTTTCTCGGCAAAGAACCGTGATTTTCTCGTAAATATCTAAAAATACCTCTTCTTTGCATCCAGCGCCTTTGTTTGTCTACAAAGTTCTTACGCCAGTTCTGTAGAAACTTGTTCGATAGAGAACCATTGAGTATATGATTGAAAACAGTAACGAATTTCTCTTCTTGACCTGTGGCAAATTTATGACAAGCCCGACAGAGTGCTACGCCATTATTTGTTCGAAACATCAAGTGTGGATATGCAGCTTTCTTCTTGATGTGATGTGCCTCAATGTAACACTTACTACGTCCACACAGTCGGCAAATGTGTCGATCTCTTTTAAATACCTTGGCTCGCCACCTCTTATATCTGGAAGTTTCGTAGATACTGGAGTTACGTCTACGCTTTTGTCGTTTGATTTTCCTTCTATTATTAGACATGCAATAATGATGCTTCTTGTCCTAAAGCACTGCGAGCGTTGACAAATGACTTACCCATTACCTGTAGGCTTCTCTGTCTCATAGTTGCCGCTCCTGCTGAGTCCTTATAGTCACCACCATATCCACTACTACTCATATCACTCTTATATTGTTTTGCGAAAGTCGGTAATGTATGTATTGCGAAACCTACTGTCCATGCTACAGCTTCCATTGCGATAAAACCACCAAGCAGCCATCCAATACTACCACCTACAGCTGCTCCTGCAAATCTGCCTACAGCAGTAGCCGCTACTTTTTTTATTCCAGGGATCTTTCCTACTGCCCCTCCTGCACTTATACCAGTTCTAGCAGCTGCCCAACCTCCAAGATTCATTCCAAATTTTGCACCAGGCCCAAACATACTCCAACCAGCCATTTGCTTGGCAAGTCCAATGCCAAATCCCATTTCATCTTCTGTGGCGCCATAAACAGCAAATGCTGGCATCATGCCTCGCATTAATACGCCGGCACCACTAACACCTCGTCGGCCTATAGCACCCATTCTAGCTGTAGCTTTTTCAACTGCAGTATATGGTGCAATTCTGCTTGGACCTAAACTTGGATGGATTCTATTGAAATACTTATCCCATTCAGCTATTGGTTGTCTGATTGGCATCTTTGGTCTAAACGCACCACTAGCTGCTTTGGAATAATGGTGTATTCCACGTGACATGTAGCCGAGACCAACTAGATCTCCTAGACCATGGGCTGCTCCTTTTAAGGTACCGCGTGTACCTCGCACGAGTGCTTCTCCAAGGCCTTGTCTAGAAAATCTATCAAACTGAGTGAGTTTTTCGTATAGCATCTCATCAGCTTTTGTAAACTTTTCTAATATGCCTGGATTGACTTCAGCCATTTGTTAGTCGCCCCATCCAAGACCCCAAGGATTGAGAAAGTCTGCACCAGCAGCTGCACCACCAATACTACCTATTCTAGAAGCAACAGCAAGACCTCTAAGTTTACCTTGACCTCTTAAATCTGCTGCTGATCCCCAACGTCCCAGTCCGCGAGCTGTTTCTGCTCCCATGGTACGTATATTTCCTGGTCTTATCTGTTTTCCCATATCTGCTACACCACGTAATTGACCCATACCCATGACAGTACCAGGATCGCCTTTAAGCGCACTCCATCCAAATCCTAAATTAGATTTTAAAGAAGTGTAACCTCGTCCTAAAGCATTTCTTGCTCTTGGACCTATAACATCCCTAAATAGTCCAGGCATAATTTAGTCTCCCCAACCAAGGCCCCATGGGTTAAGAAAATCTGCTGTAGCGGCGCCCGCTCCTACTCCACCAGCAACTGCACCCATTCTAAGGGCAGCCGCACCAACTCTCCTTCCACCTCCTCCGGCTCCAGCACCTGCAGCCCATTTACCCATACGTCCTATACCTTTTGCCATTTCCATGCCACCTCCTTGGTATCTTTGCATCATAGGCTCAAGTATCTCTGGTGATACATTTCCTGCTCTCATTCCAGCATTCATTTCACCCATAGCACTTTTCATTTGGCCAGCGCCTCTACCTACGCCTCGAGCAGCACCTCTTAAACGACCCCAACCAAAGAGACTCTTTGCTAAGCCAGCAATTGGTTGAATGGCTTCATTTGAAAGTATTCTTGTTGCCCAACCTGCCATGATCTTTCCTCCTAACGTTGATACATCTCTTTACTCCGTGATCTATTCCTATGTATTTTCTGGAGCATACCAGGTACTTGTGGAGTGTCGTAAACATCAATACCAGGCACACTACCAGGAGCATTTGCTTGCTGTACTTTACCTGTCATTTTTTGACGTACATTTTTAACAGATGGATTCTTTCTGACATGTCGAGGAGTTGGTACATATTGCCGATGAAGATTCTCAAGTTCCCTGAACCATGCCTGATCCTTTACTTTCTTTAATGCACCCTCAACACCATGTTGTATACTTTCGTGAGATATCTTAGCAGCTTCTGGAATCACTAAAAAGTTAGCTGATTCTTCTCGGATTCTATATCGATATTCTTCAATACTCTTTTGACCTTCTTGTAAGTAGACACTTTTCCCACTACGAAGGCCGTAGCCTTCCATTCTCAGGATAGATTGTACATTCTCTGGTATGGGTGCTTTTTCAATTGCTTTTCTTAGAACGGGCTGGTTAGCCGCGGCTCCATGAAAGCCTTCATGCTTTATAGCGCCCTGGATGACACGAACACGTTCTGTACGGTCTTTAATTGCAAGTAAACTCTCTTGATGTAGTAAGGTAGCTCCACCCTTGTAGCCCTTAGCAGCTTCTAGCTGTCTAAGAGTACCAATATGCTCGAGCATTACCTCAGGAGTCATTTCAAGACCAAAGCTTGATTTACCCACTCTAAGAAGCTGACTGCTTTTAATCTGGCCTCTCAGATAGACCATCATATCTTTA